CTATTGCATTAGTGTAAACGACACATTTGTTATGAACTCTTGGTTTAAACAATTAGGTGTACAAAACGTTAAACCCGTTCCAGACGGAGCAGGACTTTTTACTAGAAAAATGGGATTCTTAGTAGACAAAACTAATATTGGTTTTGGTATGAGAAGTTGGAGATACTCAATGATCGTTAACAACGGAGTTGTTGAAATGATTTGGGTAGAACCAGGATTAGATGATAATACTGATGGGGATCCTTTTCAAGTAAGTGATGCTGATACCATGTTAAAATGGTTAGAGCAACAATCAAAAGACTAACTTAACATAGATATTCGCTTCTGACGTTTCGGTAACAATAAAATCGCCCACAGTCTCAAAACCAAATTTGGTATAGGCTGGTAGGGCGGTTTTTCTTGGAATACTCCACAACATTTCACACCTCTCAACTTTAGCCTGATGTGCTGTCATTAAAAATAACATTTGAGCAACACCTCTTTTTCTATACTCAGGGTTTACCCATATGCCTCTACTACGATATTGCTTGTCAGTGGTTTTGTGCCCTGAATTTACACCTACTAATTTATTATCTAAATAGGCTCCCCAAAAAGTTGCAGGGTAATTAAATATATCCATATCATATTGTTCAGGATTGCCTTCATAAGGCCACGTCATTACACTATGAGTTTCTATTGCACTTGATCTGTTTGGCCATAGATTGTTTTCCCATATTGTTTTAATGGTATTGAAGTCAAGCCGTTCTAGTCTCATATCTATATTTATTGTAGATAAATATGAGCATAGGTAATTACGAAGATTTACAATAGATGCCAAACAAATACAGACTAGAATGGGATAACCAGACAGTAGACTATCCAATAGAGCAATTCAATTGGAAAGATATTTGGCTTACTATTGCACAAGAAAAATATCCTCAATTAGAATCTTTTGAACAATTACATATACATTTAGAACAAACTGATATTCCTGAACTTATATACCATTTACAAAAAGCATGTCAACGTAATGATATATTAGAAAAAATAGATGCGTATTATTCTCATATTCTGTATGACAGAACAGATTTAGAATGGATGGTACAACGTACATTTAATATAAGAATTGTAACGCCTAATCAGGAAAACAACGGTAGGTTATTAGGGTTTCATAAAGATTCATGGACAGGAAACGGTCCTGGTATTAAAAATATTTGGACACCTATAACAGATTCATATGATACTAATTCAATGTATATAGTATCCCAAGAAGACTCTAATGTTATATCTAAAACAATAGTAAATGAAACTTTAACAACAGATGCTACACAAAAGTTATGTATGCAAAGTGCCAAACCTCTTAATATTAAACAAGGGCAAACATACTTTTTTGATAGTAACATTATACATGGAAATTTTAACAATATCACAGATCAAACTAGAGTAAGTATGGACGGTAGAATATTATTAAAGGGTGGAAGTTTTAATAGGAAGTTACCAGGAGGATACTTTAGATTTTTAGGAGAGAGAAATAAAGAAATAGAATTAAATGATGATAAGGTATGGGTAACTTATGCAGGTTGGAATAGCAAGTACACAAAGGATATTCCTGTTCACTTGCAAAGAATGTTTGTAAATAATTTTTGTGAGCAAAAACAAATAAACATAAACGATTATCAATATGAAAGCGATACATTGGACTGGCAACCTAACTTTGAATCCTATATTTTATCTGAAAGTATAAATGGCATAGTATGTTATAGTGTGTTTGGTCTTCCAGACGATCCTTTTAGAAGAATGAAACTCCTACATGACGCAATTGAATATAAAACAGAACTAGTGTTTGCAAACGAAAACATTATATGTAAAAGTTTAGAAGATATAGAACATATCAAAAGACTATATGAATTTTATATGATGGGGCAGGCATGAGATATCATGTAGTATATGGCAAAGGTGATGTAGTTTACTACACTACAAACTATTCGAATGTGCCTGATAGTTTAGATCCTGAAGAGTTATTTAATATTCCTGATACAGAGGTAATCACATGGCAATTAAACGAATTACCCTTAACATTAAAGTTTATAGATAACTGGAAGAAAACAGTATCAGCAGGATTAAATTATAGAAATAACAATGAGGACTTTATATTTAATTTAGGTTATGACGTTTATAGACAGCCTACAGAAAAACCTATAATGGAATCAAGAGTAAAGATGAATGAGATTATTAACAAAGTTAATAACACCCCTAACATATGGTTCCAATTACCTACAGAACTATTGCTTGATGAAGAAGATATAAACAATGTACATCAAGATAAACTAAATAAACTTCATGATCTATTTGAAAACGAATTGCCTGTAATGTTAGAGATGAGGAACAATGGCACACTACCAACCAATATAGATTACGATGAAATGTATTTGGACTTTCAAACAATTAATATGTTGGTACACTACAACGAAAAAGTATTTCAATATATAGGAGAGGATAGAGAGGACTGTTTAGAAAAACTATCTAAAGCACACCCTCATTATTTTACTGCACTTAAACTAAACTTTGCACCACCGTCAGGAGATCACGATCCAGATTTTTATTGTATTCCTATGCTACCAGAAGATTACGATAATTTTATAGTACACAAACCAAAGGGTTGGTTAGAACTAGACTTTGGTACTGTAGGTAAAGACTTAGTAAGTTGTGCTTGGACTAACGACATAGAACTAGTAAAGAATAATGCATGTTCACAACAAATAGAACATCATCCTTGGGTTGCATATGGTTGGATACATCATCAAGATGACATACATCATAGAAATAATATAGAGGATAGATATGCTGAATGGATAGAGGATAACAATGTAGGAAATTACATTGACTTGAACGATCCTATATACACACCTGGCCGACATATTATAGGTGAGTGTATAAGTCATGACTTTAATAACCCAAGTGAATTTATAGAAGGAATAATAGAAACAACACCTAAAGTAATAGGTATTTGTATTACAGACGATGACAACAAATCTATATTATAATAAACAAATAGGCAAAAATCTTGTTAGCAGAAAAGATGGTGCTGACGTATGGAATGATGACAATGATGGAACACATACTGATATACATTATGTTTTAAATATTTTAGGCATTAAATACAAATGGACTGACAGTTTAAATGATTCTATACCTGTAGTAAACGTAGGAAGTTTACATCATAGATCAGATAATTTTAGTAACATTATAAGAAACTCTGCAAACAAATATAAAAAATGTATTATACTTTCTACACAAGAGCCTTGGCAAAAGGATGTAATTGACAAATACCTTAACTTATATGATAACATATTTTTAATGGATTGTTCAACAAATTTAGAGGATAATCAGTACCACGAACGTTACATGCCTTTTCCTTTTTTATTTGTTAAAATGTTTAGTTTACAACAACAGCAAACACATGTGTTCCCTCATATAGATTATGATAGACAATTTTGTTTATTCAATTGCTTAATGGCAAACTGGCGAGCAGACAAACATATATTATATTCCATATTAGAATATACTTTATCGGTAACAAATGAAGATAGCGGTAGAGTTTCTCTTGTAGATGAAAACATAGTAACTTACAGAGCCCCTACTTTTGATGTGGGTATAGAACCTGTTTTAAAATATTATAGGGAAATGGATAATGACTTTTGTGACTTTGCTGTCGAGGGTGTGTCTACATTTAAAGATAGATTATTAGATAGAGATGTAGAGTTTAGAAACAATATTAGGGCTCATCCTAGATATGTATATGATGATAGTTGTATCAGTTTAATTTGTGAAAGTATGTCAGGTTCTTCTTTTGAATCAGGATGGGACAATGTTTTTAATCAACCTAAATTAACAAATATAGATTCAAGAGCATACATTACTGAAAAAAGTATACTTCCTATAATGAACAAACATCCTTGGATTACATACGGAGAAGTAGGCTTTCATAGTACAATGGAATCCTATGGCATATTACCACATGATGAACTATTTAATTTAGGGTGTGATAACCAACCCGATCCTGTAATAAGAGGATTCGAAGTAGTACAAGAGATAATTAAAAACGACTTGGATTATTATAAAGAAATATTATCTGATCCACAATCAGATACAAGGAAAAAGATAGAAAGAAATAACTATGTATTGTTCAATATGAATAGCATATTATGGAAACAATTAAAAACACAAATGGAAACATATTTAACTAAATTTAAGGACTACAATGGCTAAACAATTAGAATTTGATTTTTCACACTTAAGAGCACCAAACAATTCTTACTTAATCGTTACTGCTTTAAGGGAAGAACTACCTAACCAATTACCAGAACGAATATTATTTACAGGAGTAGGTAAAGTAAATGCCACTCATAAACTTACAGAATATTTAATACAAAATCCTGATATCAAATGTGTAATAAACTATGGCACAGCAGGTGGTGCCTTTGATGTAACAAAAGGTGATCTAGTAAAATGTACTACATTTTTACAGGGAGACATGGACTGTGGTACTTTAGTAGGTGGTCCTGGTATTACTTTTGGTGACCAAGAAGCAGTATCTAATGTTATTAACTTTGGTACTGACGGAGCCATATGTAGAACACAAGATCAATTCTGCGAGAGTTTAGATGGGTTAGATTTATTTGAACATTTAGTAAATGATAATAAATTTAATTGTATAGACATGGAAGCCTATGCCCTTGCTAAGGTATGTGCAATGATGGACGTGGACTTCCAATGTTACAAATACATTTCTGATGATGCAGATAGTAATGCAGATGAGGATTGGAATAATAATGTATCAAAAGGGGAGGGACAGTTCTATAAAATATTAAAGAACGAATACTTGTTTGCGAGAGTAAAATGATAACTGTATTCACAATGTGGAGGTCTGCAAGTACTAATTATGTAAACCATCTACATGAACTAAATCCAAGTTATATTCAACATGGCGAATTATTTCATGAACAAAATACAAATTTAGAAACAAAAGGTGCTTTGAAACAGTTATCCAAAGAGCAAAAATTTATTATTAAAATATTCCCATGGCATATGAAAGTTAGGGAGCCTGGATTAACAGAACGTATATTAGAAATTACAGATAGGCCAATATTTTTAATAAGGAAAAATCTAGATGATGCAATACAAAGTTATTACATTGCAAAGTATATGTTTAAGTATGGTATAACTTGGCATGAGGAATGGAGAAAACCTATTAAAGTAGAATACGATAGGGAACTGTATTCTAAATATGTATCAGCATACCAACAAGAAGTATATTGGTTAGCAGATTTATATAATAGCCTAGACAAAAAAGAACTAGTTTGGTCAGAGGATTTTATGCGAGAATCAACAACAAGTAAATATCATAGGCCTGTTATTTGGGATAGAAACCCAGGGTTCTGTAATATAGATGTTGAAGAATTGTTTTACTGATAATTTACAATAATAGTTGCATTTCCTACTGTACTTGTTCCAGCAGTAATATATACCTTAACAGTATTAGAAGCATCAGTGGCATCTGTATAAACAAAACTAGGACTTACAACATAGGAACCTACAGTACTAAGATCTAAATAAGAGTCTGGGAACAGTCTATCCGGATCGTTATCATCACCTACTGACAATACAGTTGAACCATCAAACGCATCTGTTACATCTACTATTATTTGTGTAGGATGAGAACTAGCACTTAAATCACCTAAAGTTACGTTACCACTATTAAATGTAACGTTTGCTCTTAATGTTTGTGAGTCAACACCAGCACCGTCTTTTGTACTTATTAAAGTTAAATGTCCTGTTGATGATGGGTCATCTTGCTTAGCCATATATACGGCATATTCACCGTCACCACCGTCACTAACTTCTATAATATCGCCCTCATTTACATCTGATCTAGCAAATAAGGCTGATAAGTTACTAATACCAACAAAAGTATTTGCAGTTTGTGACACGTCTGTAGTAACACCAAATGTACCTACATACTTTGCACCAGCGGCATACAATACATTACTTGTACCTGTGCCTATTGCTGTTGGTAGATTACTTCCAATAAAGTTTAATATACCTGATTGATAATCAAAGTACCATTGGTCATCATTACCTGAACCTGTTTCGAACAACTGTGTTCCGTTTGTTTGAGGATTTGAAGTTCCACTTGGAGCCGCATATACTTTTAACTGATATGTTGCACCAAATGTAGGTGGTATCCAGTTAGTAATGTTTGTTTTCCATGTACGGTTATCTGTAGCAGTACCGTCTTCTACAAATTCTGTAGCACCACTTACTGAATCTAAATAAACATGTACGACACTACTATTAGCATTAGGTATTGTAGCAGGGATACTAGAGTCTTGAGCCCATATTTGCGTAGACTTAATAATAAAGTCTGATGCATTTGCTTCGTTAGGAGCAAATTTATTTGCATTGGTATCGGTTTTCATTTTGCCGAAACCTACCTTTTTCCAAAGTAAATCAACCTTTTGAGTATCTGATATTGCCATTTTATATTCCTATTATGCTTCTATACTTAATGCTGTTAAGGAGTCTCCGTCCTCAAGTTTTATTCTTACTAAAATATTATTACCAAAACTGTTTGTACCGTTTTGATCACCTAATGTTAAAGTAAACGTGTCGTTACTGTAAGTTGTACCATCTACAATTCTATCTCCAGAAGTAAAAGCACATCCGTTGGAGCCGTTACCACCATTACTAGTATCACTACCAGGGGTTCCTGCTCCACCATATGTTTGACCAGCATCAATCCAACCATTAAGACCACTTGCGTCGTCTATATCTGTGCCAGGGGCCGCTACAAAGAAGCCACTTACTTTACCAGTAAGTCTTACTACAAAGTTAGCCATTGCTGATCTTCTAAATGCAAAAGTAAAGTACGAGCTCCACTTCTGCCTGTGTTCAAGTCTGGACCTGCGGGTAAAATACCTGAACTTAAATCTGTATCAAAGTGTGATAATGTCCCCCAACGAGTAATTGCTTCGCTTGTACCTGCTACAGTTACAGCACCACTCCAGGCATTATCTGTATAGTAGTTTGTTGAACTACTGAATGTTGGGTTATCTGTATTACCACTGAATCCTGTAATTCTTAATCCATCGTCATCATGTGTAGCACCTAAACTGTCTGCAACTGCTATTGTTTCATTAACACCTGAAGAACTATTTAATGCCTGTACTTTAGTAGCAGTATGTTCTGCATAACTACCATTTCCGTTTACATTATTGATCCTTGCACTTAATTGCTCTATACCAGTACCACCGTTACTTACATTTACAGTAATTGTACCAATGGTATATTTGTTGCCACTGTCTTTACCTGTATCTGCTATAGGGATACCACTATTTAAATATGTTACAGCACCATCTAATGCGGAATAACTATGTCCTGCTGTACCAATTACACTACCTGATGTGCCTTCAAAGTTTGTACCACCGGTTACATCAAAAGGAGTACTGTCGTTTTTATATGTTTGTCCAATCCAATTATAGAGTTGTACGCCTGTTAATGTTAGTACTGCATCGTCTGTGTAGTAAGGAATGCCTGATTCATATGCAAGTGTACCTGCACTTGATTGTGCCAATGTTGCACCACTAAAGTCAACAACACCTGTTGAAGTTAAGTCATCTTTAACAAAACTAACAACGTTTGTATTGCCTGTTACGTCATGACTTAGTTTAAAACTGTGTGAACCAGTTGCTAAGTCTGTTGATGTTGCAGATACTTTAGCCTTAAAGCCTTTATATAAACCTGGTGAGAATGTACTACTTGCAAAACTTACACCACCACCTGCAGAATTAAGAGATTGATAATCACTTTCTGAAGTAATTTCTAAATTACCATTGCTTCCTACGTCACTACCACTTGATAATGCTATAGTACCACTAATTGTTCCGTCTACAACTGCATGTAAGTTTCCTGCACTGGCATTATAGGCAAAACTAGATAATGTAGCACTATCTGTGTCAGTTCCAGCACTTGATGTTGTTATTCTTGTAACACTCTGTCCTACTGTTAGTGAATCTTCTGAAGCATTGTCAGTATAAGCATGTGCTAAGTAAGGACTTGACCCCTGTGAGCTCTCACCAAATGATAATGTTTTACTACTCAATCCACTTGGAGCCGCAATACTTGGATCATAAACTTTTAATTGATCAGTTGCTGTACTGCCTACTTCACCTGGATCTGCTGTACTATGAGCAGTTTGTTGAATTGTAATTGTATATCTACCAGTACCACTGTCTGTAGAATAAGTATGTCCAACCCTTGCTTGACCTACGTCACCGTCTCCACCTGAGGTCACTGACGTATTACCTGAGCCATCGCCCCAGTTAATTTGGTAGGTACAAGTTGCTGAACTTGAATTTGTTGTTGTATTTTCTAAATAAATTGTTTCACCAGCATCTATTTCTCTGGCATCACCTGTTAGTGCTGAACCACCTGAACTAGCAGTATATAATTCAAAGTCTGCTACAGGTGTTGCTGTATATAATGTCACATAACTTGTTCTTGTACTTGATGCTGTACTACCTTCTCCTGATCCATTGTTGTTGAATGCAGTTACAGTAATATCGTATGGTGAATTAGTATTATCAGTATAGGTATGACTTGGAGTACTATCTGATGTTGCTGTTGTGTTTGAACCATCGCCCCAGTCAATTGTATATCTATTAGCATTTCCTGTTACACTTGTTGTTAATGTAACAGATAATGGATTACCACCACTTAGTGGTGATGCTGTAAAAGAAACATCCTTAACAAATGTATCGTTTCTTACATTCTCTAATGCTTCGTTAAGTGCATCTATACCATCTGATATCTTAGTTGAACTTGTAAGGGTCTGTAATGCTCCGTCGGTGTAACTGCTATCAGTTGCCGCTCCTAATTCTAAACTAGCACCATCGTTTCCTGTAGCCTGTGCATCTAATTGTGCCTTTGTTACTAGATCTGATGATGAGACTGCATTTGCGGCCCTTATAACTGTGAGAACATCGCCTTCCGTTGTTACACTCACTACATCAGTATCTGAATCACCTTTAACTTTAGGCCCTTGTTTACCTAATTGTACTTCGGTGCCTACACCAATTAACCCGTAATTTTTTACTTGTGCCACTAGTTACTCCTATGATTATACCAACTTTGTTCTAATGTACAAATGTATTTATCATTATTTGAAAGATCACAAAACATACATTATAAATATGACTGTGGCCATAAGAAATACAAAACATGAAATACTCAAAGCCTTAATTGAAATACTTGAGGCGCCTGAGTGTGGCAAAATTACAACTAAAACAATCGCACAAAAGACTGATGTAACTGAATCTGCATTGTATAAACACTATAAAAACAAGCAGGAAATATTCAATGCTTTATACATTTATATAGAAAAAACTATTGCTGATAAAGTCACTGAAATTAAAGTCAACTCTAACACACCTTTAGAAAGAGTCAAGAACATTTTTTACTTCCTAGTATTATTTGTAGAGAAAAATCCAGGCTTTGCGAGACTTTTAACACGAGAAGCATTATCAGATACAGAACAGCCTATTATAGAAAAGGTAAACAAACTGTTTGACGACATTGAGGTAGAGTTTCTTAAACTAACTAATAACAAAATAATATCAAATTTGTTTATAATTCATATACAAGGCATATTATCAGAGTTTGTAAGAACAAAGTTTGAATATATACCTTCCCAAAACTTAGATAGTATATTCAATAATATAGCATCTCCACTTGACTATCTAGAATAGTTTTGTTATAATAAGGGTATGGAAAAGTATCTTATTATAGGCGATGTTCATGCTGACTTTGGTCCATTCCAAAAAGCAGTTCAGTACGCACAGGATAACGACTTGCACTTAATTAGTGTAGGAGATCTTATTGATGGTGGTCCTGATGGTGCAAAATGCTGTGAAGTTATGTTAGATTTACTTAAACAAGGTAAGGCTAGTATGGTAAAGGGAAATCATGAGCATAAGATTATAAGATATATAGACGGAGCAAATGTAATACTTGGTCCACCTAACATTGTAACTACAGATCAATTTGAGGAAGAAGGTGGGGAGAAGTTTAAAGCAGACTTTGAGGATATTGTCAGAGACTTTTGTCAAGATTTCATACAAATGAAAGATAACATTTTTATTACTCATGCCGGTATGGAACCAGACTTTTGGAGAGCAATAGATCAAGGAGATGTCTTTACAAAGAAAATGCAGAATACTATGATGTTTGGCCAAGCAGACTACAATAGAACATTTGAACACAAAGGACAACTATATCCTTTCAGAACTTATGACTGGAAGGATTCAGTACCAGCAGGTGTTACATTATTTGTAGGACATGACCCAGCACCTTTAACTGGCAAACCTGACTTTGATAACTTTCAATCTAAGCCATTAGACTTTACAAATCAAAATGGTGGCAGGATAATATGGTTAGATTGTGGTGCCGGTAAAGGCGGAACACTTTGGGGAGTTGTGGTAAATAGTGATGCAGAAGTTAATACTGTAGAAGATTTTATACAATTTTAGAATGATAGACTACACAATAATAGCATTAGTCTTTATGTTTCTTATATACATTTATTTTAATGATAGAAACAATAGACCAAAACATTAATGGTTAATGGATAAAGTAATTAGAGCAACAATCACAGTAGAAGTTCCTTACAGTAATGAACTTATGAACTATGGCGATAAACTTAATAAAAAGTTAAAACAAGTTATTGCTGATACTGATTACATACCACACGAAACACAGGCAGGTAATTTAGAACCTTGTACTAGACCAGTAATTAGAGATGAAACTTAGTTATAAAGATTGCGGTAAAATAGGATTTACTTGTAGTACATTTGATTTACTACATGCAGGTCATGTTACAATGTTAGAAGAAGCAAAACATCACTGTGATTATTTAATTGTAGGACTACAAAACGACCCTACTGAAGATAGGCCAGAAAAGAACAAGCCTGTACAAAGTATTGTTGAACGACAAATACAACTGGCCGCAGTTAAATATGTAGATGAAATAGTAATTTATAATACAGAACAAGACTTAATTGATTTATTACTCACATTACCAATAGACGTTAGAGTTTTAGGTGATGAATATAAAAACAAAGACTTCACAGGCAAAGACATTGCCAAGCAACGTGGTAGTAAAATTGTTTTTAATGGGAGAGATCACAGTTTCAGTTCTACAAGTTTAAGGAAGAGAGTAAATCATGCTGAGTCAAACGATTAAAACAGGCTTATTATTATTTGGCGCATTAGTAATTAGTAGATTACTTCCGCTACCTGCGAACAGCGAACCATTATTAGGTTTAGCCGTTCTTACCCCATATTTAACTAAAAACAATCTAGCATTTTTAGTACCACTAGGTGTTATGTTTGTTAGTGATATGTTTTTAGGTTTTGGTTCTTGGATGTTAATGACATATTCAGCATTAGCAATAACACCTTTTATCAGTAAAGTAATTGATAACAAATATTTGTCATTAGGTGGTAGTTGGTTAGTATGGCATGTAATGGCAAACACAGGCCAATTGTATCCTCCATTTAGTTTAGAAGCATTATTATTTGATGTAAGGTTTTTATTAAGTGGATTAACCGTCGTAGTATTATACGACATAATGAGCAGATTATGGCAGACAGCATCAGCAGAAGTATAGCAAAGAGTCTAACATGGAGAATTACTGCAACTATAACAACAATAGCGATCGCTTATTTAATAATAGGCGATGTGTCAACAGCAATGGCAATAGGCGGAATTGAATTTTTTGCAAAAATGTTTATATACTTTTTACATGAAAGACTTTGGGCAAGTATAAAGTGATAGTAATTAATTTCTTTGGCGGACCAGACTCAGGAAAAACAACACAAGCAACAGGATTATTTCATGCTATGAAACGTGATGGTATGAATGTAGAACTTGTGAACGAATTTGCAAAGATGTGTGTTTGGGAAAAGAATATAGAAATACTTGAAGACCAACTATACATTATGGCTAAACAGAACAGAAGTGTGATGAGATTAGAAGGCCAAATAGACATTTGTGTTACTGATAGTCCTATTTTACTTAGTGGAATATATAGAGATGCATATGGTACTCCTAAATACAGCGACCTAATAGACCAATTATCTTTAGAATGTTTTAATAGAAACGATAACATTAACTTTATGATGAAACGTTCTACTAAAAACTATGATGAGACAGGCAGAGCTCAGGGTATAGATGGAGCAATACAAATAGACAATAAACTATATGAGATGTTTAAGAAATACGAAATAAGTTTTAATCATTTAGAAGCAGATGAGAACAGTATAGACAACGCATATAGATATGTCAAGAGATGGTTAACAAAGTATGGGGTATACCACCCATCAAACACTTGACAAAAACATTAAATTATGTAATAATAAGTAAATTGAGAGAATATTATGTCAGTTAAAAGCACAACACAGATGACCAAGTCAGAATTACTTGAGTTGATAAACGAAAAAAACAGAATTATTGCTGAATTAAATACCAAAATAGATGAATTGGAAGGTATGGCAGTAGCCAGTAGAGCAGTTCCAGTAGATGCAGATACAAGCAGACTAATATCATCTATGAATGCAAGGATAAATGCATTAGAGGAAAAACTGAATGGCTAAATTACACAAAGTTTTTGTTTACGGTACACTAAAAAGTGGGGGAGACATCAGAGGTCTTAACAAATTTGGAGAAGGTGCTACCATTGTAGGTAAAGCAAAAACAACATACCCTGACTACACAATGGCAGATCTTGGTGCATTTCCAGGAGTATTCCGTACTGGAACAAAATACATACAGGGAGAAGTCTGGGAAGTAGACGACGATGTCATGGAGCAACTTGATGCAATAGAAGGTTATCCAGACTTTTACAATAGAGTACCTACAGAAACATCTCAAGGAAAGGCATGGATGTATTATTTAGATGCCAAACAGTACGGCAGTTTTTATGCAGACGACACTAAATCAGATAACATTACAGAGGTTGATAACACTCTAATATGGAACCTATAACCCTACTTACCCTTTTATTTACAAAACATATTTTAGCAGATTACTTTTTACAAAGATCATGGATGTTCCCAGACAAAGGAATATACGGTGCTTGGGGAGGAGTTGCTCATGCTAAAATACATGGTTTATTTACATTTTTAATACTATTATTGTTTATACCTCCTGTACCAGCATTAGTTTTTGGTGCATTAGATAGTTTAATACATTATCACATAGATTATGTAAAGCAACACGTTTGGAAAAGCAAAAAACTAACGTCAATGGACAATTTATATTGGATGATACACGGTGTTGACCAGTTTTTACACTTCTTAACTTATGTATTAATTGTATTTTTAACCATTTAATATAAACATAGCATTTAATTTTAATAAATATGAGTATGGTAGACAAGACAACAGTATTAAGATACAACAGAGAACCTGAAATATCACCTTGGTTTGAGGAACAGTTTTGGAACTTGAACGATGACGGTGTCTATCATAATAACATAGAACAAATAAAAGATAAACTAGTAGAAGATTTAAGAGCCTATAGAGAAGAATGGAATTTAGAAAACATTTTCATAGGTATGAGTGGTGGTATTGATAGTGCCGTAACCGGAGCATTGTTTAAAGAAGCAGGCTGGAATGTTACAGGTGTTACTATGCCAATACATCAAGTTGTAGTAGAAACAGACAGAGGTCGTGAAGCATGTGAAAAATTAGGTCTTAATCACATTCACGCAGATTTAACAGAAGGGTATGAACTATTTAGGTTCAACAGTTTAGGATTACTAGACCAATTGGCTAAACAAGCACCACAAGGTGTAGATTTAAGTTCACATGACAGAGATACAAGAGTTAGATTAGGAAATGTTAGAGCCAGAATGAGGATGATTACCTTATATAATTTGGCTAGCCTTAACAAAGGAATAGTAGGTAGTACAGATAATTTTAGTGAGTTGGCGGCAGGATTTTGGACATTGCATGGCGATGTTGGAGATGTTGCTCCCATACAATCTTTAACAAAAAGTTGGGAAGTCCCTGCACTTGCAGAAGTGTTAGGTGTTCCTGACTCAATAGTTTCCGCTAAGCCAACAGATGGGTTAGGTGTAGCAAATGGTGACGAAGATCAGTTTGGTTTCAGTTACTTAGAGTTCGATATTGCGATGTTCTCATTATTTAAGAACAACGACTTAGAACCGGAAAATGAGAAGGATAAAGCCATTGTTGAAAGTGTTAAGCAACGTTTAGCATCTACAATATATAAAAGGTTTAATCCGCTTAACCTTCAGCACCCATTAGATGAGAATAGATATTCTCAACTTGAAGAACTTGATAACTACCTGAGGAGGTCTTAACCATGGATATGAGTCCAATTGGAATAGTTATTTTGGTAGCCATTGGTGGTTTTATTGTATGGAAAGGATTCTTTAACAAGAGTGATGCTCCAGTCAGTAAAGCAAAAGCACCAGCGGCCGCACCTGCTCCTAAAAAAGCAGAACCTAAGGCTGTAGCAGTTAAAGAAAAGGTCAAAGTACCTACTAAAACTGTTCTTAGCAAAATGACTAAAAAAGAGTTAGATCAACTTGCAAAAGTAGACTTTGGTGTCACATTAGATGCTAGACAAACTAAAGACAAGATGATCGCCGCTTTACAAAAAGAAGTTAAAGCACAAAACAAATAATTAAATTTAATTATTCAGAAGGAGGCTTAGGCCTCCTTTTTTGTCGCTAAATATTACTGTGAAAGATTTTGTAATTATAGATAATTTTTTTAATAAAGATATATTAAACGAATTAAAGTATTATTCTGGCATAAAACATACTGATAAACAGGATGTTGGAGACTGGAAAGACCTCACACCTGATACTAAATTAATATTCCAAGAAGAATTATCAGCAAATTCACGTTTATTATTGTGTGATTATATATTTAATAAACCAAACACACCTTTATATAAAAATAAATTAATTAAAAAAGCCAAAGCAGGCATATATAAAATAATATCTGGTGCTAAATTAGACGAACATAAAGATAATTGTTTTATTTCCCTTACAGTATTCCTATCAGAAGACTGGAAAGACGAACAGGGAGGACATTTTTATTATATTAATTCAGATAATAAAAAAATAATAGTTAAAAATTGTTTTAATACAGCAATAATATTTGTAAGTGATGAGGATAATTTAGATAATTCTTTTAATTATTCACATGGATTTACTGAAATCACTGGTAATGGTATTAGATATACCCTACAATTATTTGTAAAATAACACAAAAAACACTTGACAATATGTATTTTTTTGCTATACTAGTATAGTAAATAAGAAAAAGGGAGCAATATGTATTTAATTATTAACACACAAAACAATAGTAAATTTAAAGAGCCTACTCGTAAATCTTGGAGAGGTTATTCTTATAAAACTAAAGCCGCCGCAAAAGCAGGTATTACTAGAACTATTAAGTATTACCAAAATGCTATAGATGATGTCAATAAAGTAATTGCTGAGGGCAAACCTCAATATTATTCTAGATGGTCTAATGCATATGATGATGCAACACAAGACAGAACAGAGTGGAGATCAGTTGATTACAGATTAGTTGCTACTGGTGAAACTTTAGAAGTTGTTGCTGAAGCAGACTATGTAGAACCAATGATTACTAGAACAGGTAGAAGTCCTTATGATGGTCATGAGTTTACTTGTACAATTCCTCAAAGTGAAGTTGGTACGCATATGGACCCACTTTGTGAATCACATTACACATTATAATGCAGTTCGTATTAGATTTTAAAATGGGAGACGTTTATACGTCTCCTGAATATGAAGCAAGTATTTACAAGGGAATTCCTATGAAATACAGAGATCATCCTGTAATTAAAAAGTTTTTAAAGTCAGGTGATTACTATGTAAGATACAGAGGTAATTCAGTAAAAGGTGTTTATCGCAGAGACCCAAACCATTGCCTTAAACAATTTGCAAAAACATTTTCAATATATCAAAGGAATAATTATGTCAAATAGTACACTCGTAAAACGTCGTAGAGCGCCTGTAAGCACAGAAACACATACAACTAAGCAAGTAGCACGTCATTTTTTAGCATGGCGTAAGGCTCAACAGGAAAGGTTGAATAGCAAACTTGGACATAATGGTGGACCTCCCCTAAATGATTAGGAAAAGAAAACCAGTTCCAAACCCTCCTGCCCCACCAACTAGACTAGAAATATGGAAAAGTTTAGAAGGTGGGGAAGTTACCATCAGCAAAACCAAATATAATTTAACTAATTCTCAGTCAATTAGAGAATGGATATATGAAATAGGCATTCAGCCAGATTCCTATATGTTTCAAAAAGGAACTATGCCTGATACTGTAACTATTCGCTTTAAAAATTCAGAAGATTTAGTATTCCTTAAATTATCCTTATAAAAAGGTTGACAAATATTAATTTGATGCTATACTTGTTTATAAGTTGTAGAATAATTCTACATTTAATTAAATTAGTAAAAAATAGAGAGGCATATATGCAAACTACTACTAAAGAAAGCAAAGTGTTAAATGCACTACAAAGCGGCAGAACTTTAAGTTCAGCACAAATCAGAGCACAATTTGGTGCTGGTAACCCACAAGCAGTGATTCAATCACTAAGATTTAAAGGTTATCCTATCTACCTAAACGTATCAACAGATACTAAAGGCAGAAGCAGAAATGTATACAGACTTGGAACACCTTCAAGAGCTGTTATTGCCGCTGGATACAAAGCATTAGCAACTTCTTAATTAGAGGCTAATTATTAAAAGGGCATTTAGGTGCCCTTTTTTTATGAATAAAGGTTGACAAGATGTGTTATTGTGCTATAATAAATGTATATTTAGAAATTAGGAGTAATATATGGATATAGTAAAAACAAAAACAACAATAGATGTAAATGAGACATGTGAATTATCACAAGATTCTTATTACACTAGAAATCCTTCAGACAGCAAAGTCAAAGGCAATATAGGTCCTGATAGTCCTAAAGATATATTTGTAAAAGCAATAGAACTTATCAAATATGAAGACAAGTCTGATGGTGATGTATGGTACCATGCTAAAGTAAAACACGATAGCATTTGGGAAATTTATACTGATACAGCAGTTGGTCCTTTTGTAGGATTAAAACTACAAGAAAATGGAATTACAACCAAATACTGTGACTTCTCAGAACAAGGTATGCAGGACGATGGTGTTGCTGATTTAGACGTAGGTATTGCATAATAATGGAATTAATTAAAGCACACAAACTATATCTAACACATAGACCCACAGACATTCCTGAAACAGTATCAGTGACGTCCAGAGAAGCTCTATGGCTTGAACAAGGCATGGGACTTATTCCAACTAACTCCACAGTTAGTCAGCAAATGGACCTATTAGATCGTGCATTAGACAGTATTGAACACCGTACAGGAATTAATTATGGTGAACAGGAATACGATATAGATAAGTTAGTAAAATATCAACCAATTATTAGACCAGTTACCGCAGTATCTGGACATATGAGTAACGATTCTACTAGGGGAGGCGGATAATATGGGTATTAAAACAATTCATTTAAAAGAGACACGTGAAGTACACGGTGGTATTCAGAAAATATATAAATTTCCAAATGGTTATGGGGCGAGTGTTGTAAAACACAAAGGTAGTTATGGATATGCACAGGACCTATGGGAAATTGCACCACTGGGTCAAGAGTCAGAGTTTATTGGTCAATCAGTATTTGAATGGTATGATGATGTTAGAGGGCATTTAAATGACCCCCAAGTAGACAGCATACTTAAACAAATAAGTCTAATGGAGGTACCAGAAGATGCCTAATTGGTGTAGCAATCACATAGAAATAAACGGTCCTGCAGAAAAACTCAGCCAAGTTTGGGAAAATGCAAAACAGTCTGAAGGACTATTAGAAGCAATTACTCCCATAGGTGAATGGGGATATCACGATGCTGTTAGTTCCTGGGGAACAAAATGGGACGTGGAAATAGAAGGATTAGAATATTCAGAATGGGAAGTAAATGGTGAGCAAAAAGGCTGTATAGAAGGCTACTTTGATTCAGCATGGAGCCCTCCCACAGAAGCAGTCTGTTCCTTTTTGGAGAAAAACCCTGATTGTGAAGCAGAATTATTCTATTATGAGGGCGGTAATGACTTTGCAGGCTCACTGAGTTCTGGAGATTTAAGTATAAGTGATTTGGGAAGTGAGTTCTTTTTGACAGACCCATTGGGGCAAGAATTAGACAGTCACTTTGATATTGCTCAAAGTCTATTGGAATACGAAGAAGAACTCTTAGACGAAGTAATATCAGAACCCATAACATTAACAAATCCTGAGGAGGAACCCTATGAAGAAAATGAGCTCTAAACAGAAGCAGTTTAATAACAAAAAAGCAAACGCAGGTCACGACAGAAAGGCCAAAAGAACTCGTATACAAGCAAGATTAAGACATATGACTGCTAATTACGTTCAAAAACCTTTTGTATATGAACCTGCAACACAAGATCCCGGAATAGCAGACGTACCACAAACTGATATGGCTGACACAGAAACAATTAAATTATAACAATGGCAACACTATTAGAGATAGAAACAAGGGTATACGAACGTATCCTTATGGATAAACAATTACCCATACCTAAAACTGATCATCCACAAGCAGAATGTGGCAGGAACATAGAGAAAATAATTAAAACTTATTTAGACGAATCCAAACTGCTGAATAATTGGGATTATCCCACATTCTCTAACGGTGTTGACATTCAGAGTCCCCTAACAGGAGATTGGGAAGTAAAAAGTCGCCAAAAAGGGTGTACAAGTTATCTTAATATTGGTGCAATTACCACACAAGAACTTGAAACTTGCATAAAGTATTCAGTTCCTTTTGAACAAACAGACTTCGCTAGATATGCCTGTAAACATATATGGTGTTGGTATGATGAGAACTATAAAATATATAGTGTGGATGTATGGGATA